GCCAAATACATTGTGTCTGTTGTTATAGAAATAGTCATGGTCGCACCAGCACCTGCAATAAAAGTCACCGTTGTACCGATTGGAAGAGCTAAAGATGAGTTTGCAGGGATAGTGATTGTCCTAGTTGCTGAAGCATAAACATGTTCACCAGCATCAGCAGCAACAATAGTGTAAGCACCTGTTGTCGTTGAGTTTTGTGGCAACCCCATGTAACCGATACCTGTTGTAGCAGTAGCCAAAGTTGCATCAGCAGCCTTACCAAAAACTAAACCTGCACTAGACACGCTTGCCTGAATTGTTCCTGCCGAGTTTTGCCATTCCTGCAAGTTAGCAGACTGAGATGCTGAACCTCTAACAACTAAACCAATAGTTGATGCAGCACCTGTACCCACAGACCAAACACCAGGATAACTTCCAGACAGTCTTGAAGTAATACCACCGTAAACTGTCATGCTTGTATTAGATACGCCATCACTAGTTTGGATTTCAAGAGCATTAGCCGATTGACTTGCAGCACCACGAACAACTAACCCAATAGTTGCAGCAGAGTTAGCTGCTACAGATAAAGTGCCGTAACCTAAATCAACTGATGAGCCAACAGATGTTCTAGGAAATGCTGAACGACCATTAGACAAAATAGCACTTAAAACTGTTCCTGCAGAATCTTGCCAGGCTGTAAGTGAAGCCGTCTGACTCGCAGCACCACGAATAACAGCACCTACACGAGCAGCTGCACCGCTATAAACATCAAGTTGTGCTGTAGGAGCTGTGCTACCTATACCGACTTTTGCTGCAGAGTCTATGCTTACAGCTTCACCTAAAGCACCTGTAGGAGCAAGCAAAGCAATTCTAGGGTTACCGCCAGCGTCAGATTTTAGATATAGACCTGATTGCCAAGTGTCTGAAGTATTAGACAACAACAACCCACGATTTTGATTTCCTGCGTTAGCAACAACTTTAGCGGTAATTAGACCTGCACTAGAAACAGAAAATAAACTTACAAGAGAACTATTTTGTAGTGACAATAGGCTTGCTGATTGACTTAGAACGCCTGTAATTGTTAAAGGTATTACAGCTGTTGCAGCGTTTGTGATGACATGCCCACCGACAGTAAAAGCGTTTGCTGCACCTAATGATGCTTTACCTGCTAAGTCTGTTACTAGTGATGTGACTTGACTTTGAGCAACAGTCAATGCAGTCTGGTCAATACCAATACTGCCTGTGCTAGTAATAGTCCCACCAGTCAAAGGGGCTGTAGCAGTAATGCTTGTAACCCCATCAGCAGGGTTTGTTGCGTTCTTCCACAAATCTGTTGCAGAATCATAAGTCAAAACCTGATTATTTACAGGCGAAGTTATTTGAACGTCATGCAGTTCTTCAAGCTCATAACCATTCTGCACTTTCACAAAAACATGACCATCCCCAGCAGAAACTTTTGTTACAACACCTACATAAACAAGATGGATTGGGGCTTGTGGCTTTGTTACTTGAAAAGCACCTGCGGTTGTGCCTGAAAGATACAGTTGGTCACCTGAAGTCAAACCCTGTGTGTTTAGCCCTTCAAGGTAACCTTCAACCTGGCACAAACCATCAGCATTATTTGCAATGCTTGCAGCCAACCAGCCTAGAGTTCTAGCAGAAGTAGCATCACTTGTAGCAATAGCAGGGGTTACTTGAACATGGTTGCCGTTAGAACCAGAAATGTAAACAATAGTGCCTTTAGGAAGCGTTGCACCTGTAGCGTTACGGACAGTCACATAGATAGGGTCACCAAAATCGTAAGAAGCACCCTGTGGCCCAGAAACAGCCGTAGAAACAGTTACAGGACTCTCAGTAACATTAATTTCTACAACATCATTACTGACAACAACCGAAGTAATGCTCTCTACAACAGAAACCGTTACATCACTCATCTAGTGACCTCTGGCGTGACCACAAACTTACCTTGAAGAATACGGTCTTTAACTCCACCACCCGAAGTAATCTCTAAATCATACGAATAAAACCCGTCAGCGACAGCAGCTGAATCAGTAGAAGAAATCAACACAGCAATCGTGCCAGCCGTACCACCCAAAGTAATACCAGAACCATTAGTCAAAGACACAAGCGCAGTAGTTGAATCATAAGTTTCACGAACCTGCATAGCAGCCGTATAGCCACTCAAATTCATAGGAACACCACTAATGCTTACAGTAAAAGTCCTGTCAAAAGTTGCACCCTGTGGACAAGAAATGTTGTATGTGCCTGGATTTATCATTAAGAATCACTTTCGCTCTCTGTCGTATCTTCTTCACTAGGAGATTCCACATACTCGACTGGCATTGGTTGTGAATGAACCATACCGACATAAGGTATTGCAGGTAAACCTAGTTCACGCAAAACTGCTTCAGGGTCATAGCCAGCCTTGACCAGACATTCAGCCATGTTGACTTTAGCTTCCATCTCAGACAGACCAGCAGAAGCGACATTGACGTTAGCCAACGGAACTCTAAAGGTGTCTCCACCTTCAACGGCTGGCTCATCTTCCAAACGTTTAATTTCGTTAATTGACTTGAAACCTGCCTGTGTTGCGATTGAATACGCTGAGTAACGGCTCTGTAAGTCTCCACGAAGCAAAGCGGAAAAGTTAAACTTGATGAACGCTGTTGTAGGCAAGATACGGCTGTAAGCCCACTCAATCTTCTCCAAAATAGGTCTAAGCGTGTGAGAAATGAACTGAAGGTTGTTTTGCTCGACAGAAGCGTAACTCGCTGTATCAGGGATACCGAGCATGTGTAACGGAATGTTAAACGCTCTAGCAACTTCTTCAACAGCAAACCTGCGTGAATCTAAGAACTGTGCCGAATCGTTAGAAACAGTTGTAGAAACATACTTTGCCCCACCAGACAAGATACCTGTCTTGTGTGCCTTACGGAAACCCCTGTGACGTGAATCAAAGGACTCTCTAAGGTCTTTCGCTTCTTCTGGAGTCAGCTCGCCAGGATACTCGATAAGACCGCTAGTAGTAGACCCTTGGGAGAAGAATCTAGCTGCATACGCCTGTAAAGCACTAGCAACACCAAGAGCATCTTTTAACTTGTCTACTCTGGATAATCCAGTCAAAGAGCCTGGTGTTGCTAAATCTAAGATGTGAATAACATCATCTGAAGTAAGAGTCTTCTTCTCGTCAGCGTAAATAAACATTTTGCGACCAATAGCAGAACGTCTAACTTCCATCTTTGTTGGGTCTAGCGCCATCAAATTGACTACATCACCCTTACCATCTCTAAAGACCCTAGTGTAAGAGTTACCGTACACAAGAAGAGAAGCAACAACAGAACCATAGTGTGCTTGACGAGTAGTGTCAATGTCTGGCTGGTCAATCCAAGTTGGCTTAGGTCTATACGGTTTACGTTCGCCATCAACACGAATAAAAGCATCTACAGGCAAAGTAGAGATAGTGTCGCTGATAAGGCTTACAGCAGAGAAGAAAGCAACAACTTCATAGGCTGTATTTCCATTGATTGTTACGCCAGCTTGACTTTCGTTAGCGAACTCGCCACCCTGAGAGAAAATGCTTTGATAAGAGATAGACCGTTTAGTAAACAGGTTTTCAAGCATTATTTATCCGTTCCAGAAGCCAAGCCAAACAAAAGTATTCCAGCACCTAAAACAATTAGACCTGCTGGCAAAAAAATCATTCCAACGCCTACAGAAATAATCCCAATACCTACCGCTTGAACTATTGAAGAAATCATGTCCACCTATTCATAAAACTTGGGTACTATACGCTTTTCTATTTTAGCCCCTGCTCGGTCATACGCCAAGATAGCTGCAACAGCAGCATCTATCCTGCGAAGGCTAGAACGGTTCTCTTTTACAATCCTTACACCAAGGTTATCACTCTTTACCACAGCATTGCTTAGATGACGTGCCAACAACGGGTCTCCATCATGCGTAATACGTTTCTCTACTACAGCATCAAAAAACGCAGCACAAGCAGGAATCATACGTTTCGCTGAAGTAGACGGCCACTCAACAATCGGGATACCTTCATCAGCCATAGCTTCCATAGAGCGTTGCCAACGATAAGGGTCACAAGCAACTTCCCTGACCTTGTATTTCGCACAAAAGTCTCGAATCTCATTTTCAGCATCAGCAATGTCTACACGCCAAGTATCGTCAGCATCAACAGGTTTCTCCCACGCCTTGACCAAGAAAATGTATGGTTTATCTTCTTCGTGTCTTGGCTTGCGACAACCAACAATAACTGTCGTGTCACCTGAGAACGAGCCGTCAAAGCCCAACACATACTCGGCATCAGGGTCAAGTTCTTCAGGTTGGGCTACAGCATCCCACACACCAGTAGGCAACCAACTAATCTGACTAGACACCCATTGATTACAACGCTTAGTCCTAAACTCAGACTCAGGTGTACGCAACACAGCAGACTCATAATCAGACAAAGCACAAATGTCATCTATGCCAGGGTTAGCGATACGCCAAGTCTCTTCCAACCTATGATTGGCTTCCATAGGTGCTTCCCACCAACCCATGAAAAAAGTTGGGTCATCAATTTCTCCACGAGCCACACGCTGACCATATTGGTAAAGCGAATAAGCGATACTGTCCATACCCGTAGAGTCAGTCTTTACCCCAGCAGTAGTAATTGCAATCATAGAAGCCATGTTGCCACGAGCGCCCTGAGCCAACGACATTACATCAAACAGCTCCCTATTGGGCTGGGCATGAAGCTCATCTAGCACTATTAATGTTGGAGACAGGCCCTCTTTTGTGAACGCTTCGCTAGACAGCACACGATACACAGAACCAGTAGACGGCACTTCAATCGCATCTCTATAAAGTTTTACCATCTCCAACAAGTCAGGATGCGCTTCAATCATCTTCTTAGCATCAGCAAACACAATACGGGCTTGGTCTCGGT